GGGAAACTTTGTCAGATGCTTCTGTAAGGTCCAGCGAAGCTGAAAGGCCATCAATTGAGCCTTGTTTAGCTAAACGCTGATTCCGGGTCTGATCAGTAAAACCGATCTGCCCAGCGATTGCCTTGCGTTCTTCTACCTTTTTGTACATTAGGGTCATAAGACCCTGCTGAATGTACATGAATTCTCTTGGTTCGCAACTTATTAAGCGCGGTCCGCGAGAGTCCTTGGGTACAAAAACGCAACGTGCGTAAGGATCCGCTACAACACTATTCAGCAACTGTGACACGTTGTCACAGAGATGAGTCATGTTATAGAAGAAGTACTGAGTGTAGGGGAATTCCCTATTCAGTCTTGGTATGAACCTAAAAGACTCATACCTCTCCCAGGGAATCACCCTGCAAGAGCTGGATCCTGAACCATGGCGTGGACGTATATCATGCGGGTTAACCCCGGACAATAGTCTGTGCACCGTCTTCCTAGCTCGATTAAGCAGCTGCCTCGTTGGCAGTTGGAAGAGCGCCAGTCCTTTAAGGTCTTCTTCGGTTCGGATGAATCGTTGAAGCACCTTATCGGTCTGATCCTTGGTGTATTGCAGCTCGAGCTTGTAGAACATCGCACTTAATTGGCGAATACAAGCTACAGCCCCCACATTAACCTCCCGCGTAGGTAGTAGAGTCCCATCTTTATCAAAGATGAGGCTCCACGCTTTAGCTAGGAGTAGTGGGTAGTTACAACCTTCAGCCCGTACGAATCCCTCAGGCATAACAAAGGTGGAACCGCGAGTTGCGGCGTCCAGCGCTTTGTACAATGCCGGGAGGGTTACGGTGAAGAAGGTTATCCCTTCAGCCTGCGATCGTCGTTCTATGGTCTCCACATCGGAGGCCTCGACGTACGCAGACAGTCGCGTTTTGGTTGCAAGCAGCCGCCACAGGGCGGCTAGGCGTTTCATGTCTCCCATATTTTTAACTGGGTAGGCATCCTACGTCATAGCTATTGACTAACCAACTACGCTACCATTTAAGGTAAGGTATAAGGTGTCCGTTCCAGCGCGCAAGGGCCCCCAGTTGGGGGGCCCAAGCACTGAAACGGCGGTTTTCACACCGTCGTACTGTCACGGACTCTTATCACGGAATCCCCGTTTAACATAGGGTTTCCGTTTTCGCACGAGACGCTTGCCCACCCAGAGGAGCAGCAGTGACATAGCCAGAAAGACACTCTCAGTGAGTGACACTGGCGACTGTATGCTGTCGCTCGGGGTGTGGGCATCTCGGCTGTCACATGAAGGATCGCTTTCAAAAGATCCGGATGCGACAGGCATCGTGCTAACATCGAGTATCTTCACAACAACTTTTGTTGGGCAGATATTTGTCGCAGGCTGTAACTGTTACAGCGCTGCAGAGACAAAGGCCTCCTTCACATCCGTGATTGCGAGGACTTCGATGAGAGACACGAGGAGGGCAAGGTTACTCGCCGTTGTCGAGGCATTGCGCCTATTCAACGTCAGATTAGCCTTGGATTCTCCAATGTACAGGCCAGATCCCGAGTCATACTCGGGGGCCGTGAACGAGAGGAGCCCTCTGCGAATGTCCGCCTTCGTGAGCTGATGAGCCCATCGAATAGCGGAACGACCGGCAAGGTCGCCCTGCGGACTGGGAGCATAGAAAATATGCTCATCCGATTCCTTACC